GGTAAGAGTAGGGGGTTTGGGGGTATAAGTTTGATATACTCTGTATTAATCTAGGTCTCTTAGACCTCAGATCAAATCAGAATTGATCCAGAAACCAGTCGCTGTCCCAGAATTTGCGATTAGTTTTGGAAAAATCGTGATTGTAATCTGTTAGACAGTCGCTGATCTCATTCCATGTCGGGAAGCGGCCTGTGAAGGGTATGAAGCCGAAGACTTCCTCGGGCATGACGTCTGAGATATGCTCAAACGCAGGTGAGTATCCTAAAGATGCGTAGTAATTGAATGCATCTTTTAGAACATTGTAGTGTCGGCGGGACGTGTTCGCTAGTGCGAAAGCGTAGCCGATGCAAGCAGCCATGGCCCTGTCTTGTGACGGGTCAGATTGCTTGGTGTGGTACCATTGCGCAAGGACCTGGTTAGGGTTGCGCTCTGCTATGCCGTGATTGTTCTCGTAACCGAGAACTTCGGCGCGTTGTGGTCCGTTCTTCATTTTGCTTTTCGCGATATTGATAATCGAGTTGAAGCGGCGCTTGGCTTCTAGGCTCATGGCCTGTAGAAGGGGCGAGTGAAGGTTAGGTGGTACGACGGTCACGAGTTGCGTGATGCTGTCGTCTCCTTGGACTCGGAGCAGGTTGTACTCAAGTGAGAAGTGGATGAGTAAGGTAGCGATCATTTGGTAGTTGTAAACACTGTCGCGGTATTGCGTAGTGTACAAACCTGACGGTATGCCGGCGAAGCGGCGTCGAAACAGTCTGCCGTCTGGTAGGACGATCGGTGTGTTTCGGAACGCATATAGCGTCCAGCGGAATAGGCGTCTAAGCCGGTTGGCTTTGTGACGATTCCATGTGATGTCAGTTTCGGGGTAGCCTTTAGTGGGCATGTAGCCGTGATCGAAATCGATGAATGACTCAGTCATTGCATCTAAATCGTCGAACATCTCGAAGTAAGCGTACTTGTCAAATCGACCATAGTCGATCATTAGTATGCTAGCTCGTGAGTACGAGTTGAAGAGCTGTGCGTTTAGGCGCATCCAGCCTCCAGTAAAGGTTTCGTAGCTCCAGAGAAGTGGTGAGTGTTCAGGTGTTCGCTTGTAGTAAGCGACGAGGGGCCAGTAGAACATGATTTCGGCCAAAACGAATGGTTTTGGAGTTCCGAAGATGGTTCGAATTTTGTTCGGGTCTTCTGGTGATACTAGAGCACTTTTGGAGTGTAATAGCATGGAGTAAAGATGAGCGTCGAAATTGACGTCTCCTTCTTTGATCTCATGTAACCAGTGACGAACATAGTCGAAGATTATGTTCTTCATGTTTCCAGTTGAGGGTTTTGGATTCAGGGGGAGATGATTGATAGTGCGGTATTTTTCGGAATTCAGCATTTCGAGAAAGAATCTATCAGTCGAGAATGGGCGTTCAGCATTGGTGTTGTGTTTGAGGGGGTAGTGGTGTTCGATGTCGAGTAGGTGTACGGGACGGTACGGACTTGGCGGCTCAAAGGCAGTGCGTGTGCGCTCAAGTGCTTTGTAATAAGCGGAATCCTTGATGATCTTGAATTGTTCGATGTCTCCTGTGAAGAAGTCGCGTTCAATGGACTCTTCATCAAATACAGTGCGACGATAGCCGTGGAGGATATGGTCTACTTCGTATTGGTAGAGATTGTTGGACATGGCGTGTAGAGCTGTACGTTGAAAAGCAGCAATCGAAGCGGTGTGCGGTTGTGGGGCGCGCGGTCGATAGTATGCTATAGTAAGCAGTTCCATGTTGGTGAGCGGGGTCTCCTTTCGTGAGAAAGTAGTTAGCTCAATGTTATCGGACATTTTAGCGGGTGTGTGTATACGGTGAACGTAGTTGAGAACTTGAAAGAAATTTGTGGTTGGCTTCTTAATAAGCTTTTGGTTTTAAGGCTTAGGATTGGTGTGAGTAGAAGTCAC